ACGTTCAAAACTCTGGGGACGCTCGCAAGGCGGCCATTAGCGTGCTGCAGACGTATATGCAGAGCAATCTGTCGATCCCCGGCACACTGACCACGCAATACGCCTCTCCGTCGTCCACGGGCTTCACCGTAACCGTCGCGGCGGGCAACACTTGGCTCCTGCTGACGCCCACCGCGACATTTGCCAATGGTGCTATTGTGCTGCCCAGCGGACCAGACGATCAGGCGGAGGTCAGTGTGAACAGCACCCAGGTGGTCACGGCGCTGGCGGTGTCTGCCGTTGCCGGCGTCACGGGCGCACCAACAGCGCTAGCGGCAAACGGATTCTTCACGATGCGCTATGATGCGGTCAACACCTCCTGGTATCGCGTAGGCTAGGGCAGTGCAAATCCCTATCCTAAACGGCATATACGCGGACGGCTCGCCCGACTTCCGCACGTCGTACCCCCGAAACTTGGTGCCGGTCCCAAAGCAAAACGGCATCAGCCAGGGATACCTGCGCCCAGGTGACGGCATCGTAGAATTAGGGACGGGACCGGGCATTGATCGCGGCGGCATTGAGTGGAAGGGCGTTCTGTATCGGGTCATGGGCACGTCGCTTGTGGCTATCAGTGCGGGCAATGTCGTCACGACTATCGGCAGCGTGGGGACTGGCGGCAGGGTATCATTCGACTACGGATTTACGTATCTGGCCGTGGCCTCTGGCGGGCGATTGTATCTGTACGACGGCACAACGCTGGCCCAGGTGACAGATCCCGACCTAGGGACGGCGCTCGATGTCGTCTGGGTTGACGGCTACTATATGACGACCGACGGCGAGTTTCTGGTTATCACGGAACTGAACAACCCGTTTGATGTCAACCCGCTAAAGTATGGCTCCGCAGAGGCAGACCCCGACCCGATCAACGCGCTGGTCAAGCTGCGGAACGAGGTCTACGCGCTAAATCGAAACACCATTGAGGTGTTTGACAACGTCGGCACGACCGGCTTTCCGTTCCAGCGCAACACCGGGGCTCAAATCCAAAAGGGCTGCGTCGGCACGCACGCCTGTTGCCAGTTCATGGACACCATCGCGTTTGTGGGTGGCGGACGAAACGAAGCGCCGTCTGTATGGCTCGGCGTGAACGGCAACGCCCAGAAAATTGCTGGCCGCGAAATTGACGAAATCCTGGCGACGTACACCGAGGTCGAGTTGTCCGACGTGTTTTTGGAGGTGAGGGCATATCTCGCGCACGATCAGCTCATCATACATCTGCCGCGCCAAACTCTCGTATATGACGGGGCGGCATCCAGGGCGTTGAACGGACCCGTCTGGTTTTCCCTGTCTTCGGCGATTGTCGGCGATGCAATATGGAACGCTCAGTCCCTGGTTTGGGCCTACGACAGGTGGAACGTCGGGCACCCGGCAAACGAGAAATTTGGCTTCTTGGATCACAGTGACGTCAACACGCACTGGGGCGAGATCGTCGGTTGGGATTTTGCCACTACTATAATGTACAACAGCAATATGGGCGCGATATTCCATGATCTGGAATTGGTGGCCCTGACCGGGTCAACCACGTTTGGAGCTGACCCGACGATATGGACCCAGTACAGCCTGGACGGCGTCACCTGGAGTATTGAAAAAGGCATAAGCGCCGGGGGCTCTGGGGCACGTGACAAGCGCCTAGTGTGGCTTCAGCAGGGCTGGATGCGGACGCGGCGCATGCAGCGCTTCAGGGGCACCTCGGACGCTCCTATCGCCATCGCCGCCCTAGAGGCCCGGATTGAGCCGTTGGCCCGGTAATGGCTGATCCCACAACTCCAAGCAGGAACCAGATCGCCGCCATGGCTGGCCGCGATCCAGAGCTGATTCGAGCTATGGAGCGCCTGTTCACTGTGGCAGGCCAAACAACGCCGGCGGACATTGCCAGCCTAGCCATTCTGATCGAGACAAACGCGCTTTCTGCCGGCGTTGCCTTCGATGCGGCGACGTCCTATCAGCCTGACACGGCCACGCTGGACTTCATCGATCTTCGGCGGCTGCAGCCTGGGGCATCCAAAATCAGGCGGTTGGCGTGGAACGGCACCGACCAGACGCTGGACATCGGCATGGACTACGGCGTGGTCCAGCAGGTCGGCCTGGAGACGTACGCCAGGGTCCAGAACAGCACGGGCGTGACGATCCCAAACGGCACCGTAGTCGGATTTTCTGGTGCGGGTGCCAGCGCTCAACTCCTGGTGACGCCGTATCTGGCGGACGGATCGCAGCCGACGCTCCTCATCCTCGGCGTGATGACGCACGACCTGCCCGACACGGGAGAAATTGGCTATTGCTGCGCTTGGGGCCACGTCAGGGGCATAGACACGACCGGCACGCCAGTCAGCGAGACATGGGTGGCGGGGGATATTTTGTACGCCTCTCCGACGTCGGCTGGGGCGCTCACCAAGGTGAAGCCGACAGCGCCCGACACTGTCATCCCCGTGGCGTCGGTCCTGAGCGTAAGCGCCACGGCTGGCGAAATTTTCGTGCGCCCGACTATCGAGCAGCAGAAATATTACGGCGAATTTGACGTCACGATTGACCAAACGCCGCTGGTGGTCAATACGGCCTACCCGATAGAGTTTGACACGACTGGGGTGTCAAACGGCGTATCTATAGACCCGACGTTTCTGTCTAGGGTCGTGGTGTCTGTCAGCGGCCTGTATCTCTTTTCGCCGAACTTCCAAGTCACATCGGGCAATTCGAGCGCCAAAAACATCTGGTTTTGGTATCGCAAAAACGGCACAGACGTACCCAACAGCAGCTCTATTGTGACGACGGACATCAACAACGGTTATACTAACGTAAGCCGTTCCGACTTCTTCTCACTGGCATCGGGCGACTATGTCGAGCTGATGTGGGCCGCGAGCGACGTAAACGTAACACTGGAGGCGGTGGCCGCCACCGCCTTTGCGCCGGCATCCCCGGCGTGTATCCTCGACGTAACGCAGGTGCAGCAATGACGACGACCCTGGCGGTCCTGATCGCGCCCAAGTTTGCAGAAGCCACTCAAGCGGTCCAATACACGGCAATAGATGTTGATGCCGTCATTGATAAAATGACCGTTACCAACACGGGCGCTGTCACGGCCACGATCTCAATTAACATCCCGACCAACCTGGGCACCGTGGCAGCGTCCAATCTGATCGTCAACGCGCGCAGCCTGGACGTTGGCGAGAGTTACACATGCCCTGAGATGGTCGGCCATGTCTTAAAAACAGGCGACTATATTTCGACCATTGCGAGCGTTGCCGGCACTCTCACAATACGGGCGTCGGGCAGGGAGATCGTATAGTGGACATATCGCAAATTTTCAGTCATAGTGGCGGCGCTGAGAGTGAAGGTGACCGGCAGCCAGCTTTAGAAAAAGGCTCGCCCGTGCTCGCTCTGCCCCGCCCCACACTAGATGCCATCGAGGCGCTGATGCTTCAGCATCCGCAGGTCGAATGCCCGGTCGCGCACTATTTCGGCCCAGGCGTTTACATGCGCGAAATGTCCGTGCCCGCTGGCACGTATATCATGGGGCACGCCCACAAGGAGGCTGGCCTCAATATCCTGGTCAAAGGCCGGTTGGCAATAATTGTTGACCACAGGGCGATAGAGCTTGACGGGCCTATCATTTTTACCAGCCAGCCGGGTCGCAAATTTGCGTATGCCATTGAAGACACCATTTTCGTCAACGTCTTTGCGACGGACGAGACCGACATTGAGACGCTAGAGGCCACGTACATTGAGAAGAGCGAGGCTTGGCTCGACGCGCAGCAGGCTGCTTTGGATGTTCGAGCGGGCCACAATGAACTTGGAGTATTGTCCTCATGAGCTTTATTGCAGCAGCCGTAGTCGGATCAGCGGTAGTCGGCGGCGTGACCAGCTATGTCTCCGGCCAGACACAGGCCAAGGGCGCAAAGCGCGCGGCTGCCACGCAAGTGAAGGGCCAACGGCAGGCCGCAGATGAGGCCCGCGCCGCATACGGCGACATCGCTGACCTGCTCCAGCCCTACGCTGACGTCGGCGGCCCTGCCTTGCAGGGGATGATGGCGTCGTCGGGTCTGCTAGGCCCGCAGGCGCAGCAGAGCTATATCTCTGGCGTTGAGGGCGGTGCCGAGTTCCAGGGCCTAGTGCGGCAGGGCGAGGAGGCGATTTTGCAAAACGCCTCCGCAACGGGCGGCCTGCGTGGGGGCAACGTCCAGGGGGCGCTTGCGCAATTCCGCCCTGGAGTACTGTCGGCGCTGCTGCAACAGCAGTATGGGCGTCTGGCAGGGCTGGAGAATATCGGCTCAACCGCAAACACAAATCTCGCCACTGCGCGCGGCAATCTTGGCGCGAACGTGGCCAATTCGCTAACTGGGGCGGCGGCGGCATCCGCTCAAGGCATAGTAGGGGCCGCCACGGCAAACGCCCAGGCTTACCAGGGGATCGGCGGTGCCGTCCAACGGGGCATCGGCGGTTTATCGGGTCAATACCAGAACGCACTCCCATCGCCTGCGCAGCCCCAGGATTCTCCAGCCGTTGTGCAGCAAAACAGGTCGAACGGATTCTATTATCCGCCCAACTTTTGATATGGTAAAATGCAGGGGAGATCGACATGGCTGTCAGTGACTATTTCGTAAATCTCGGCGATCCGTTCGAGCGATCAATCAATGCGTTCCGGGGCGGCTATAGTGACGCCAAGGCCATGGTTGGCGATGCCGAGCGACGCGATGAGCGTGGCCGCCTAGTCGAGGCACGGCAGGCCGGCACCGCCGCAATGCAAAGCCTCGCTGCGCTAGGTGGTAACGCAACCGCGCAGGACTACAGGGTCGCCGCTGCGGCGAACCCAGAATACGCCGCGGCCATCCAGGCTCAAGGGAAAATTGTCGGCTCGGAGCGGTCTGCGAATGATTTACGGGCTGCCCAGGGGCTGTTTGTTGCGCTGGCGAGCCCCGACGCCGGAGAAGTAATTCCGGCACAGCTTGAAAAACGTATTGCTGCCGCTGAGGCGTCTGGAGATAAGCAGACAGCCGACGCCGCGCGCGCAATGCTCCTCACTTACAACAAACCGGGCGGCGCTAATGCCCTCCGCGTTGCGCTGGGCGTGTCGCTATCCGGTGGGATGCCTGCGGGGCAGTTCAATTATCTTGTGGGCGAGGTCTACCCAAAGGCGGACCTGACTGACGCCACGAAGGCCCGCGTAGAGCAAGCAAGGCTGGCCGGATTAACGCCGGGCACCCCGGCGTTCAATCGGTTCATGCTTACCGGAGAAACCGAGGGCGGGGGAGGAATGGCCCCGGCCACGCGAGCGCTCGTAGAGCGAGCAAGGCTGGCCGGATTAACACCGGGCACCCCGGAGTACAATCGGTTCATACTGACCGAGAAGTATGGGGAGGAAGCCCCTCGCTTCCGCGTCGCAACCCCCGCTGAAATGAAGATTTATGGCGGGCCGGGCCAGATCGGCCCAGACGGCAGGTTCTACCCGAATAAAACGAGCACAGGGACAATCCTTACCGTTGACGAAAACGGCACAGTCAGTTACAGGACGGGCGCTCCAACGCCAAAACAGCAGAGGACTGAACAAGAAGCCCAGGACAGTCGGCAAACTAAACTTGATATTGGCGAGAGACTTTTGGAAACCATCGAGAGCGTCGTCGGGCGCGCCGCTGCCCCTGGGGTAACTGCAATACCAGCAGACCCCAGCCTGGAGGGCATGACTGGGATAGTCTGGGGAAATCTCCCCCCGTTGACTCAAGGCGCGACTAACTTGTCGGCAAAAATAAAACAAATCAAAGGGTCAGCCTTTTTGCAGGCATTTGAGTCCCTTAAGGGTGGCGGGCCGATCACTGAAGTGGAGGGCCAAAAAGCCACAGAGGCATTGGCTAGGCTTGACCGAGCACAGGACGTCGAGGAGTTCAGAGCGTCTTTGTTTGAATTTGCGGATATTGTGAGGCTGGTCCTGGGCCGCATCAAGTCGCGTCAAACGGCCAGCCCCCAAAGCGGATCAGAAGGCGATGGGTCAGTTACGATTGATGGCGTAAGAATTGAGAGAATAAACTGATGGCGGAGTTTAAACTCACAGCGCCGGATGGCACCGCATATAAGGTAACTGCCGACACCCCTGAGCAGGCATATTCTGCGCTTCAGAAGATGTTGGGCGCACAGCAGCAATCCCCTGAGCAGCAGGCCCCTGAGCAGCAGCAGCCCAATGCTATTCAGCAGGCGATGGACGCGGGCTATCAGCCGGTCGCGCCGTACCGCGACGGAATGGTCATGGAGAAACCGGGGACGCAAGAACGTATGTTCGTGTCGCCCGGCTATGTCACCACAAACCCGCAGGTTATTGAGGGGATCATGCAGGGCGTTTCGCCAAGCGAAACGGGTACGGCTCAAATCCAAGGGCGGATAATTGAAGACTATCCGGTGGCGGCCCGCGCGGCAACCGCACTTCAGGGCGTCCCGTTCGTTGGAACTTATGTGGACGAGGCGGTCGGTCAGCTTAGTGGGCCGGACGCGATGACTGGGGTTCGCAATGCCGTCAAGGCGATGGAGGCCCAACGTCCGTTGCAGGCTGTCGGCCTCCAGGTGGGAGGTGCTTTGGCATCGTTGCCCCTTATTGCCGCCGCGACCCCGGCCAAGGTAGCTGAGTTTGTCGGCGGGGCTACGTCTCTCGCTGGCAAGGCGGTCCGTGGTGCTGCGGTGGGCACTGGCGCGGGAGTGGTCGAGGGCGGGACTTCGGGGTATGGTCGCGGCGAGGGAGACAACAGGCTGGGCGAGGCGCAAACGGAAGCCGCAATGGGCGGGGTCGTTGGCCTTGGTGCCGGTGCCGCTGTGCCCTTAGTATCTGCGGGCATTGCCGCCGCATGGAGAAATATCAAGGGCCGCTCCGTTTCAGAAATTGCAAAGAAACTTAACATCAGCCCAGATGCGGCAAAGGTTGTTAGGATTTCGCTGGAAAATGATGACATTGCCGCCGCCACGGCGGCTTTGGATCGCGCTGGCTCCTCCTCTATGCTCGCTGATGCTGGACCCGGCGTGCGGCAACTCCTCGACGCCTCCATCACGTCTGGCGGCAAGAGCCCGCGCTTCGCAAGGGAGGCTGTCGATCTGCGGGCCGAGGAGTCGGGCGTTCGCATGAAGCGCGTCATGGATGACCTGCTTGGCCCTCCCCAGGGGGTGGAGACCGCCCGACAAGCCGTGCGAGAGGGGGCATCTCCGACAATCGGCAAGGAGTATCGCAGGGCGTATGCGCAGCCGATTGATTACTCTGGTTCGCGTGGGAAATTCTTGGAGGCCCTGCTGAAGCGTGTCCCCAGATCAGCTATAAACGACGCCAATGAGCTTATGAATGTCCTCGACGAGACGAGTCAACAGATACTCATGGACGTGGCCGCAGACGGAACGACGTCCTTTAGACGGCTGCCAGACGTTAGGCAGTGGGACTACATTACGCGCGGATTGAACTCGGTAGCGAACAAAGAAAATGGA